AGACACCAAAAGCTAGTATAGCTTTCATAAGTTTCCCCTTTATTATTAAACACCTAGTGAATGATCCGTTACTAGCGATCAATGACGCACCGCTAAGATGCGCCATTCATGGCTATAGGCTCACCAAAGATTCATTCCCTTGATTGGGTTCCCCAATGCGTCATTGGGAACCACCTTTTGGGTTGTTGTGGTGGTCGTAGCGTCACGATCTCCTAGAAACCTACCGAAGGCATCGGGCCGCTCTTTTGTCTCCGTGACTACGCTATAGCCAGTTCCCCATGGTCCCCGATCTCTTGGCACTGGCAGCACGGGTTGAACTGGAATTCCGTACACTGGCGGGTTGGGTACGATTGGTTGAGGGTATCCAGGGATCCCCAATTCATCGTATTGAGCGAGTGCCGTTGCCGGCATTAGTGCGAGTGTAAAAAGAAGTGCTTTCATATTATTCCCCTTTTTAGTTTTTAATTGTGGTCATAATACGTTCAATTCGCTGTTCTGGTGTTAGCCAGTCTAGTGATTCTACGTGTTCTATCTCACACATTAAACGCCGGTGAGGCACGCCGTTTTTGTATGCTTCAAAAAACGGTATCAGCATTGTCAAAACGCTAAAGCTAATATGTTTTGGACATAATCTCTCACAGTAGCTTAAGTACTGATTCCAAGTGTATTTGTTAGCCTCTTTTGTGTCTCTTTTATCCATAGTTCCCCTTAAACGTTAATGTAGGATGTAGGATAGTATATTTACGATTTTACGCAACTACTAGAATGAGAGAAAAAGAATCAGGCAGAAAAACAGGTTTAACCCTATGGCTACACCGAGACATAGATCGCCTATGAAACTACCTGATGTTGTGTATTCTTGTCGCAATCGTGCTTTATTCATGTTTTCCCTCTTAGTTAGCTTTAACCAGATACTTAACTGCGACTTTTCCATCTTCACACCTGAGCAGAAACCCATCTTCAGTTGGTTCCAGCTTATTGCCTATTTGATCCAGGTAACAGTTGCTAGTTCGACCATCGGGCAGTTGCATAACAATGGCGTTACTTTTTATCTGCTTAATCGTTCGTGGATCGTTGCATGGTCCCATCAAGCATTCGACTAGAATTAACTCCGTACCTATAGGTAGGCGTTTTAGTTGAGCCTTTGTTTTAATTGATTGATACATAGCTTCCCCTTACTTAATCTTTACCAACCAAACGTCACCCTCATCTTGTTCGATGTACCAATCGTAGTTCCCTCGCTTAACTCTCAAGTTAGTAAGAATCTCATCCCATATATCCCAATACTCTGGATTTTCTGGTCCCTCTAAGAGTATTTCCCTTTGTTCGTCGGTAGCCATGTCGTGAGCAGAAGCGAGAACAGCATAACGTTGGGGAACGTAAATCCCATGTACGCCGTCCACTACTAAGATTCGGTCTGGTGTCTCGAAAGTATCCATATTGTTTCCCCATTGGTTTGTTCTGATTTGGTAGCCTCGTCAGTAGCCGCATCACGGCTAGACCCCCTCGAAGAGGGTTTCGGCTTATTTGTTGTGTGTAATAGAAATGAGAGTCGCAAGATTCTTAGACTTATTAATTATTCGCACGTTATTTGTGACGTGCGTCACGTTGTCTGTTTGAATCTCGTAAACGAACGGGTAAGACTTGTTTTCAGTGCTACTCACTGAGATAACTGTCCCAATTTTCCCGCTTTCTAGTTGAACTAAATCCCCTTTACTGATTGCATTGCTTAGTTTACTCATATTGTTTCCCCTAAATCGGCGAGCCAATTCCCACCAGTGAGATCCCCCGTAGGGGATCCCCTGCTAGGCACTAGCACCAGTCTCCAAATTCACCGTTGTGTAACGCATCAACCGCATCCATTACCGCATCTTCTCTGTTCAATCGCTCAACTGGAACGGTATGAGAGAAAAGGGTCATTCCTTTATCGCTGAAAATGATTTTACCCTTGTATGTGTTAAGCCCGTTGTGACCAAACAACGTAGTTGCGCCGATGTGTGCTTCGCATTCAGTTGCATCGCTTTTGATATATTTCCGTTTCATACGTTTCCCCTTAATCGGTAGGCTAATTCCCGCCTCACAATTATAATATACACTATGTATGATGTAGTAGCAATGGGTTTAGTATCGGTATGCTCGAAAAAAACTTTAATGTTGCATAAAATATAATCTTGAATCGTTTCACGGAGTTAGAACGTATTCATAAAAAAAGATAAAAAAAGTGATAAATCGTATGAATAAAAGTGGGGTTTTGATCGTCTTGCTGAGTAAGTTGTGACAGTGCAGTGACCCTCTTGGTGCTGACTCGTGATCACTCGCTAGGCGAATTAGAGATATATTCTACGCTGTTCTATTCGATTATATTCATAACTATTTAATTATATTACAGAATAGAATACTCCTCTGAATAACGTAACAGTATCAAGGTAGGCTAATCACTCGCTAGGCGATTAGGTACTGACTAAGATCGTTTACGGGGATAGTGTATTCACAGGTAGTTACCGTATGAACGGTAGTAACAGGGGAGACTCCTTATATATGAGTACAGAGAAAACCAACTCGCAACGTGTGCAAGCATCGATGTATGCAGATAAGTGGTGGGTAGGTTGTTATCGACATGCCATGCCGTACCCGAAAGACAATCTCTACCGGAGATGGCGCGTGGCTCAAGGCATAACGCAACGTAGAGCCGCTGCACTATTCGGTATAGGCGAGCAGGCATGGCGTTACCGTGAGCGGCAAAAGCGGATGTATCACCTAGCGGAAGTACTCGCTCTCTTTGACGCAAGCGGTATGAGTCACAAAGACTTCTTTAAATTGTTGAACGATTGCGCCTAGTTAGTTACATGGTGACTGATAACAATACTTATCGGTCATTTCCGAATTCGTTTGTAACCCATTGTTTTCACTAGCCTATTGGAGATTTTCGTTTTGAAAACAAATTTGAAAACGAGCAGGGTACCGGTTACAGCTATATCCCATCTCACATATAAATTTCCCAACCCTTTCTCAAACAAGGTTCTATAAAATGGAAAACGAAACTGATTTGAAGCGAGATGAAGTTGTTGAGAGTGTGTCTGATAGTTTGGAGGCTATAGTCGATTCAAACGCTGTATTGCCTGAGGTGTTACCGAAGGCGAGTCCGAGTCATGAGAAGTGTGAGCGGATTGGTAGTCAGATACGGGATATGGCTAGGATGGGATTGACGAAGGGGAATGTAGCGATAGCTGCTCGTGTTAGTCCGTATATTTTGGATAAGTATTATGGGGAGGAGTTTGCGGCTGGCGAGGCTGAGATGAGGAAGGGTTTAGCGAGTGTAGCTATGGCTGAGGCTATGAATGGGAATACGGCTATTTTGTTGCATTTGGTTAAGACTAAGTTGGGATGGAATGAGACTCAGTTGATTGAGCATAGTGGTGAGGTTAGGAGTGTGGTTAGTGCGAAGCCACTATCGAAGGAAGAGTTTATCCAGCGATTCATTAATAAAGACGAATAAGGTTTGGTATTTTCGTTGTCCGAATTGTGGATTACCTAGTGTAATAGTAACACATCTGATGTATGGTGCCTGTGGTGGTAGGCGGTGTAGGGGTAAGTTGTATCTGCCGCACTATGAGATTAGTCGCTCTGAGTATGAGCGGTGTTGGGGGAAATAATGAAAACACCTGAACAATTAGCAGACGAATACACGCAAGGATGGTGGGGGTCACGAGAGGATAACATGACTCTTGCGACTCGTCAGGCGTTTCTTGCTGGCTACCGCCAAGGGTATGCAACAGGAGTAGGCGTAGCGGTAGAGAACCTCGTTATTGAACAGATTGAGGAAAACGAATGAAAACACCTGAAGAGTTGGCAGAGGAGTATGCTCAAGCATACATAGAAAGCGATAGCTATCTGTGTAGTAAATACTCTTTCTTCGCTGGCTACCAAGCCGCACAGGATCAGATGAACTCTTCGAATAATTCGAACGGTTGGATCTCGGTGAAGGATAGGTTGCCGAAGCCAAAGGAGGGAAATGTGCTTGTACTCATTAGCGGTAACGGTTGGCATGATTACGATGTTGCTTATTTTGGACGAACAGTTTTTTGTGACAAGTATGACGATACTGTAGAAGGCGTCACCCACTGGATGCCGCTGCCTAAGCCGCCGAAGGAGGAAAAGTGAACGATCAATCAATGCAAAATAGAATGGTTAGTAGTTCAGAAACTCTTAACAACTGGATCTCTGTAAAGGATAGGTTGCCGGAAATAGAGGAACAGGTATTGGTATATGGTAGACCATCTTTGCAAACTTGTCGATTTGTTGAGCCAGCCATGCTTAAAAGGCGTCGCATTTATGGATCTATTCCAATAGCAGATGAATTTTGGTGGAAGGGATATGATATTATTGGGTACGATGGCGAAGTTGATGAAATTGTAGAAGTTACCCACTGGATGCCGCTGCCTGAGCCACCGGAGGAATAATGAAAACACCTGAAGAATCAGTTCGCATTACACTTAAAGACATTCTTGGCATGACTATTGAAGAATGTCTGTTCAATCTTTGTGAAGAAATTGCAGAAGAGGTATTAAAACAATTATTAAAAGAGCTAAAAGATAATGAAGACAACAAAAAGGATGATTGATAGTGATACGAGAGTAGTTCAAATGAACGCTATTCGCAGTTGGGTGTATCAGGAAACATCACGCATTTATTAAAACGAAGTCTTTCATTTTGCAAGCGCAGACAATTACAAGATGTTTATGGCCGGACGATTGCAAGCCTTGCAAGACTTTGAAGAGGCTATGGAGTGGAGGACGTATTCGCTAGATGGGCTGCCTCTGGCGGCTGAATATGCACTTATTGCAACGGATGTAGATCCTTCGCAGAAAAAAGTTCCGTGATTTAAATTGCTTGAAAAAGAGGAATAATGGGAATTGAGCATAGGATGAAGGATGAGAGCGAGAACTCACGACGTTGTCCATGCTGTAACCATGTCAGCACTGTAAGAGTAAGTGACGGTGAAGATTCTTACTTCTACTGCCAAAATCCTGCTTGTTCAGTAGAGCGCATTTACGGCGATAATGCGGTAATGATGGGTGGTATAGATGTTAAAAGATACGGAAACTAGCGGCCATTGGAAGTGTCCCGAGTGTGGTGGCTTATGGGAGCTAGGCACTAACTACTGCGTAGAGTGCGAGAAAGAGTTTGTTAAAGAGCTATCCGAGCTAACTTGGGAAGAGTTTTGGTCAGAGTGCAAGAAGCTAAAGAATGGATGCTGACAAATAAGTGTGGTACTGCTATGGTGGACCGCATGATATTAGGGTACAGCAAAGAACACATTTTAGAGCGATTAAATAGATTTATAATTCAAATCCCATTTAGCGATTGTCATTATTGGATTGGAACGCTTGGAAGAAAAAACGGGTACGGAACATTTATTATCCGAGAAAAAGGTAACAGAGATAATCGCAAGCAATATAAACCGCATCGTTTGCTATATGAGTTTTGCAAGGGTCCGATTGGCGATAAACACGTTTTGCACAAATGCGATAATCCTCAATGCGTAAATCCTGATCATTTGTTTTTAGGAACACATCAAGACAACATGAAAGATATGGCGTTAAAGGGACGCACGTGGTTTGGATCAAAAAACAAACACGCAAAACTAAAACCAGAGCAAGTTTTAGAAATAAGAAAGTTGTACGCTGAAGGTGGGCATACAACACGCAGTTTAGGTGCCAAATATGGCGTAGATGGCAAACATATTCACAATATAGTCACAAATAAAAAGTGGAAAATAGTGGCTTAACATATGGAAAAGATTGATGAAAAAATCATATGGTGCCCACAGATCGGACCCCAGGAAGCTCTAGTTCATTGTCCCATTACTTTAGTCGGCTATGGCGGCGCACGAGGCGGCGGTAAAACTGACGGCGTTTTGGGTAAGTTCGCTATCAAGCAAGAACAGTTAGGCGCAGACTTTAACGCTATATTCTTCCGTAAAGAGCTACCTCAAGCAGATGACTTAATTGAGCGAGCTAAGCAAATTTACTTGCCGCTCAGAGCGCACTGGCAAGACCAAAAGAAGCAGTTCACATTCCCAAGTGGGGGACGATTGCGATTTCGTCCCTTGGCTAATGACGCTGATGCCGAAAAATACCAGGGTCAAAACCTCTCAGATTGCGCCATAGAAGAGGCAGGTAACTACTCTGACCCAAGCTGTATATGGAAGCTATTCGGAGCGTTGCGAGGTAAAGGCGGCGGTCAAATTCTCCTTACATTTAACCCAGGCGGTGTCGGCCACGGCTGGCTAAAAGAGCTGTTTATCAAGCCAGCGCCAAAGGGGATGAAGGTGCTACAAAAGCTCCTACCTAACGGAGCCAGCTTCGACTACATTTACATTCCAAGCAGGGTTCACGATAACCAGATACTTCTGGCTAGAGACCCTGAGTACATAAACCGATTGCACATGGTAGGTTCACCTGAGCTTGTCAGAGCATGGCTAGAGGGGGATTTTGAAATCCATGAAGGCTCCTACTTTCCTGAGTTTTCTTCTAAACATATCGTTGCTCCTTTCAATGTTCCTAAACACTGGCCCCGATACTTGGGGTACGATTGGGGTTACCGCTCTCCTTTTGCTGCTGTCTGGGGTGCTGTCAGCTCTGGCCGTGACGACCATGGAAATGAAGTTCCGTACCCCAAAGGAGCCATCGTTATTTACAGAGAAATGTGGGGAAAAGGAGTTGATAACATTGATCAGGCTAATCGAATTGGATCAGTATCAGTCGGAGAAAATCCACTAGCCTTTGCCGACCCCAGTATCTTCAACCATGAAGGTGGTCCAAGCATAGCTGACCAGTTCACAACAATATTTGCTAAATATAAGTTCCCTAGCTTTAGAGCTGCTGATAACGAGCGAGTTTCGGGATGGTCCCAAATCAGGCAACGATTGGTTGCCAACCCCCCGATGTTGTACATATTTGCTACTTGCCCATATCTTTTAGAAACCCTACCATCCTTGTCTATAGACAAAAGAAACCCAGAAGATGCTGATTCGACTGGTAATGACCACGCCTGTCTTACTGGCGATACGCTTGTCATTACTGATTCTGGTGCAATTCCAATAAAAGAACTTTGCGGTGATTTTTCTGTATTTGTTCTATCTCATGACGGCAATTATCAAGAAGCATGCGGTGCTTTAACCAAAAAGCAAGCCGCAGTTATGCGTATCACTTTTGATGATGATACGAGCGTAATTTGTACTTACGACCACAAGTTTATGCTGCCTGATGGCACATTTGAAAAAGCGGCTTTTCTATCCTCTGGCCGCCTGATACGCTGCGTTACATATGCGAGTGGTAATTATTTCCGAGACTATCCAAGAGTTCAACGGCGTAAAGTATTATCGCTGCGGGAATTACTTTTCTTCCCAGCAAAAGCATTTTCGTGGCTCAAGGCGACTGCACAGGAAGGTTTGGGAATACTTCAACGGCGATATTCCGAAAGGGATGCACATTCATCACAAAGACCAGAATCGAGCCAACAATCAAATAGAGAACTTAGAATTGTTAGACTCAAAGACTCATTTGAGTCATCACATGACGCCAGAGCGGTGTGCACAAGCAACCGAGAACATAATCAAAAATGCTGTGCCAATGGCGAGGTTATGGCATCGGAGTTTGCAGGGTCGGGAATGGCATTCGGAACATGCAATACGAATTGCGAAGAACATGCCGTACATAACCAAGGTTTGCGCCTTTTGCGGAGCGGAGTATCAGACAAAGAAGCACATGGCCAAGAAAAGCCTGTACTGTCACCAGAACTGCAAGATGAGCGCACGACGAAGGCGGTTAAATCCATCTCTTATTCCGAAGCCTCGCAAGATGTCTATTGCCTAAATGTGCCAGCTACAAGTACCTTCGTATTAGCTAACGGGGTTGTGTCTCATAACTGCGATGCCTTGCGCTATTTGTGCAAAGGGAGGCTTATTGACGCTAAGTGGGAGCAGCCAGCCGAAGTATTCAACAAGGGGAAGATTAAGCTACAGGCGTATATAGCGCAGATGCGATCACAACATAAAAGAGCGAAAATATGAGTGTAAAGATTAAGCCACTGGTTCAGAAATACTCGCCTCGCTGGTGGAAGTCGCAAATTACTCAATCCCAAGAACGCCGCAAAAAGTTCATAGAAGCCGCAGAAGAATCAATCCGTGTTTATAACGCTCAGAAGAAGGTAGGAATTCTTAACGATGCGGAACGACGACTTAATGTTTGGTGGTATTGTATTAATACTTTGCTTCCTGCTTTTTACTCTTCAACTCCCAAGGCAGAAGTAAATCTCCGCAAGCGTACAGGCGGAATACCGTATGAACTTGGTAGCGTAATTCTAGAGCGTAACACCCAGTACGCTATGGATATGCACTTTGACTTTGACAAGGTAGGTTATAACGCTGCACTACAGTTTTTGCTCACGGGTCAAGGTGTGCTTTGGGCAAGGTACGCTGCCAAGTTTGAGAAGGTATTCCAAGAGATAGCTGTAATCAAAGACCCAAGCGGTCAGCTAATTGATGGCACTGGTCAGCCATACACAGGCGATACTGAAATACTTCAACCAGCGGGAAGCAATCTTTTTATAGCGTCATTAGAGATTGAGAAGAAAGTAAGCGAAAAAGCTATCTTAGATATTGTTCAATACAACGATTATGACTGTTCTGACGCTCGTAATGAAAGCGAGATTGAATGGCAATCAAGAAAGGCGTTCCTGGATAGGATGCAAGCAGAGGAGCTGTTTGGCCGTGAAGTTGCTGACGATCTAACCTACGATTCGTTCCCCGAAATAATTAAGAAAGACATATCTCGTAATGAGGATAAATACGAAGGGAAAGCTGAGCTGCACGAGATTTGGTGCGAAGCGACTAACAAGGTTTACTGGCTTCAGAAGAACGGCGAAAAGCCAATTATTGAGTCGTCTGAGCCGCCAACTAAGTTTGAGCGGTTCTATCCATGTTCGGTTATCAGGCAGTCATGCGACCCAGATAGCGTAATTCCAGTTTCTGATTATGCTCACGTAAAAGACCAAATCCTTGAGGTTGAGCGTCTTACTACCCGTATTCACGCTGTAACCCAAGCCATTAGAACTAACTTCCTTTACGACGCTGCTATGGGTCAGCAGGTAGAGCAAGTGTTCTCTGGCGACTTAAAAGGTACTCCAGTAACCAACTGGCCGTCTTACAAGGGTCGTGGTGGTATGGGAGCTGGCATGGAGTTCTACCCAGTAGAGCCATTCGTAAATGCTCTTAACGTGCTTCAAGGCGCTCGACAGACAGCTTTGCAGCAGCTTTACGAAACGCTCAAAGTATCTGATTTGCTTCGTGGCACAAGCGAGCAATATAAGTCGGCTACGGCTAATCGGCTCGAAAATCAGTGGTCGTCACTTGGTTTGGTAGTTCGCCAGAATATGTTTAGCAAGTTTGTGTCAGATGCCATTAGCAATCTTGGCACGATTATTGCGGAACAATTTGAGGAAGAAACAATCATGGATGTTGGCGATGCTAATGTTCTGATTGAACCAACTATTTACATTCCCCCACCTCCTCCAATGCCGGAGCCTGGTCCAGAGGGTATGCCACCTGGTGATACAGGTATGGCTCCGATGCCACCAATGGCACCACCGCAGCCAGACCCACAACAGCTTCTTGAGGATATGAAGCAGCAGGTAATGGGTATTCTGCGTGACAATAAGCAGCGCAATTACCGCATCCAAATTGCTTCCGACAGCATGGTTGCTATCGACCAACAGCAGCAGCAGCAAGATGGCGCTATGCTGATTGAAAAAGCTGGAATGTTCTTCGACCAAATGCGTGGTTTGGTTGAGCAATATCCACCGCTTTTGGATTTTAGCTTATCCTTGTTCCAGAACATGATTAAACGAATGAAGGGAGGCAAGGAGCTAGATGGCATTTTTACGAAGGCTATGCAGCAAATTGGAGAAATTGCGAAAGCTAAGGAAGAGGCAGCTAAGCAACCGCCGCCTCCGGACCCGACAACGCTTGAGGTACAGGGGCGTCTACAAATAGCACAAGTTGAGTCTCAAGCTAAGATTCAAGTCATGCAAATGGAGATGCAAGATAAGGCGACCAAGAATCAGCTTGCATACCAAGAGCAGCAGCTCAAAATGCAGCGTGACCAGCTTGATGCTCAGCTTGCTATTCAGAAGCAACAAGTTGAGGAGTACATGAAGCAGCAAGAACTTGCACTCGCTCAACAAGAGGTTCAGGTTAAGCAATCATCCGTTCAGGTTGATATGCTTAAAGTTCAGGCGATGTCTGAGTCCGATGCTAATAAGCAAGCTATTACTCAAGAAACTAATCGCATGGCGCAGATTCTTGATATTCAGAAACTTGAGCTTGAGCAGATGCGTATTAAGCTATCTGAGTCTGAAAAGCTCATGGAAGAAAGGCGATTAGCTTCTGAACAGCAAATTGAGCGGCTTCGGTTGTCGATGGAAGCCATTGATAGACAGCCAGCGCAATCCATCATGTTTCAGAGCGATAAGCCTGTAATTGTTGAGCGAGAGAAGAAGAAAGCTCGTAAGAAGCGTGGCAAGATTGTAATGGATGACCAAGGTAATCCTGTTGGAATTGATATTGAGGAAATCGACTAATGAGTACGACAGTATCCAACTCCGCAGCATCAGTTAATCCTGATATTCCTGTAGCTACCGTTGTTCGTAGCGGCAGCGTTTATCAGGAGATTGTTTCCGGTATTGCTAACCAGCCGCATGACGAGATCGTTTTGAGCTATACAGGAACTAACCTGACTGGCGTAGTGTATAAGTTGGGTGGAGTCACGGTAGCTACTCTCACTCTCGGCTACACTGGAGATAATCTTACAAGCGTAGTGAGGAGCTAGTGGGATACAATTACGTTTTCAATCCGTTGTCAGGAGCGTTTGACACCGTACAGAATTTGCAAACGGTTCGTGCGCCTGACAACGCTTTTATCGCTCCTACTGGATCAACGGTGTTCTCCGACACGTTTACGGAAGCATCGACAACGCTCCTTAACTTGCACACTCCAAACGTAGGCACAAACTGGTCGCTTGCTCTTAGCACTGGCGGCGCAACGTATAGCGTTTTCAACAACGGCACAGTACGTCCGACAACAACACTAGCTAACGTAGGATGTTTGTACCTTGCTAACAACGTAGCACCAGCAGCAGCGGTTGAAGTTTCGATTACAGCGTCTACTGTTCTTACCGGCAGTAATGTTGTCGGACTGGTTTTTAGATACGTTAATGCCAGCAACTTCTATTTGCTAACGCTCTCAAGTACGCCAGCAAACTGCATCTTATACAAAAAAGTTGCAGGAGTATGGACTAACCTCGGAGCTACATCGATAAGCATGGCGATAGGAGCCGTCTGGCGAGTTAGAGCGGTAGGCTCAAACATTGTCGTGTATGCTAACGATGTTATCGTAAAAATTACTAGCGATACAGGCATTACCGCAGCGGGACTTTGCGGACTGTCAGCGGGAACCATTGGACAAAACGCAACCGACGACGTTTCAAACGGATGGCAGCTTGATAATTTTAGCGTAACTAATTACGCCAGTTCTGGCGGTCTCGTTACTAACGGAATCAATGTCACAGGCGATATTCAGGCAAGCGGTCAGATAGTTGCACACGGTAACAACTCTGCTATTTATCCAGCGATTACGTTTGCAGGAGATACCAATACTGGCTTTTACGTTTCGTCGGCGGATCAACTTTCTGTAACGACTGGCGGTGTTCTTAGAGCTACTTTCACCTCGGCTGGTTTAGTGTTAGCAGGTTCGTGCCTTACTATAGCCGGTACAGCATTGGCTCCCTCTCATAGTTTTGTTGGTGACAACAATACAGGTTTTTACAATCCCAACGGCGACGAACTTGGCGTTGCTGTCGGTGGAGCATTGCAGTGGACTTTTGATTCACTCGGTAGGTTTTTTACACCGGACGCACTAACTCCTGGCGGGGCGTATGACATACTTACATCCGATCAGATTTCCAACTCTGGCGGTGATGTTGGTGGTTTTGTTGTATTTAATTCAAGCGATTACATTTACACACGATTCAAAGCTCCGAATTTTTCAGACGGCGCAGGTATTTATGGAGAAGGCAAACTCTTTTTTACTTCAGGTGAAGATTTCCAAACATTCGCATATCCTGGTATTGATTTTAATATATTAGCAACCAATTACGGCACGCAGACAGGCAATTTTAACATTTCAATCCAGGTAGTCGACGACGCACCAGGCGGCTATATCAACTTAATAGCCGGAAGTTCTACCTCTAATGGTGCAGGCGGTAATATAAACCTAGGAGCCGGTAGTAGCGCTGATAATAATGGCGGTAGCATTAATTTGGTCGCAGGTGAAGCCGGCACACAAACCGGCGGAACAGTTAGTCTTCAAGCGGGTAATAGTAACGACACTAACGGTGGACCGGTATTAATTTATGCCGGTAACGGAGTAGCTGATGGTGGAAACGTAAGCATAGGAGGAGGTTTCGGAGCCCAAACCGGCGGCAATGTTTTTATTTATGGCGGCAACACAGATACAAATAATCCTGGTGGTGAAGTGTTCATTGCGGGAGGATTTGACGGAAATGCGATTTACGGTCAGGTGCAAATACAAACATCCCCGAACGGTCCGATAGCCGTCTTTGGTACAGGAGGTAGCGTCCAAGCAACAACGTCGGTAGGTTCCTCTACATTCGCCGCTAACTCCGGAACGACGGTAAACAGTGCAAGCACATTTGACGGATATACAATAGCGCAGGTGGTAAAAGCGTTACGTAATTATGGATGGTTAGCATAATGGATCAGAAGACACTTTTAGAAGCAGAAATGGGACGTGCGTTCTTGGAACTTGAGAAAGCTAAGGCAGCGCAAATGCAGCTAACGCAGCATATCAATAACCTTGTTCAGCAAATTGACAAACTCAAGGGAGAGGAAGATGCCAAGAAAGATAATTAACATCAGATACGAAGGCGAAGAGGCAGACATTCTTGCGGCTATTGAAGCTCTTGCTTACTACGGCAAATATGACCCTGAAGGTGAACTGACCAAGGAGCAAGTAGCTCAGGAGTATCTGACTGGCTTCATTCGCTCTCGTGTTAAGTCGTATGCGCCAATGGCAGCAACTCAAGCTGATCGTGAAGCTCTCAAGGCTAAGGAGATTGCAGCCGCAGCAGCTACAGACGCAGCATTGGACGATATTACGAAGCTGCCAATAGAAATAACTGACGTACCCAGTGCGTAATGTTTTTAATATTTAAGCCACCTCAGAGTTATTTGCAGGTGCAACTGCTTGACCCTGATGGGTTTAGAAAGAGCTTTGATGAAATTTATGAAGAACAATACGCCGCTGCTATGCTCAAAGCTAAGCAGAAGCGTAAGAAGTCTCGTAAAAAGCAGCTTGAATTAAAAACACTAATTAAACAGCAAATCGCTGCTGGCCAAAGACTAGAGCAGATTGCAGCGGATATTGCGTTGCAAGAATCGCTTCGCCTAACACAGCAAAAGTTAGCTGAAGAGCTAAGGGTTCAAATAGCCGCTACTGACCATGCTCGTCAGCTTATGCGGCGGTATCACGACGAGTTCAAAGCTGAAATAACGCAAATGGCTATCGCCGTTTATGATGCCATTCAGCGTGAAATTGAAACCAAACGTAAAAAAGACAAAGCAAAACGTATCAAGGTTTTACTTTTGTTTGCTTCAATGGATGAAGACGATGACGACTAAATATAAGCTATTTCAATACTGTTATAAGCAAAAAAAAGTAGTTCCGATTGAGGAAGTTGATAGAGAATATCAGTCCAATGCGAGGGACTTATTTATTCAGGATGAGATGGAACCAACCCGAAACCCACTTAATCCTAAAGAGATTTACACAAGTAAAAGTAAATTAAGAGCGGCGTATCGTGCCGCTGGAGCAATAGAAGTAGGTGACGCTTACGACCGAGGCTACAAGTCTGACCGTGAAAGCGGCAAGACTGAGCGTGAATTAGTAAGCAAACTAAAAGACAAAATGATTGAAAGGTACAGATATGGAAGATAACACCCAAGATGTAGAGTCTACAGAAGTAGTTACAGAACGTGAGCCAGCCGAATTATCAATACGACAAACGCTGAGCAAACAGCTTAAACAGACAGCAGAAAAGGATGAGGTAGAGGAATCCATTCAGGAAACCGAGGAAAATACACAAAGCCAAGAAACATTTGTTCCTCAGCAAACGCAACCAACAGCATTTGCGCCACCTGCGGATATGAACAAGGCAGAGAAGGATGCGTTTCTTAATCCTACGCCTGAAAATGCTCATATCCTACAATCCTATCTAAACCGTCGTGCATACGAAACTCGTACTCAGTACGACCGTAAGATGCAAGAGGTAAATCAGCTTCGGGACCAAACTGCTAACGTCTATAACGTAATTAAGCAGTATGAAGAGGATTATGCTAGGGATGGTATTTCCGTAGCTGATGTTACTCGACGGTCGATTGCCTGGGATAAAGCTATGCAAGCTAACCCAGTTCAGACAGCTATTGAGTGGCTTGAAGCCTATGGTCTTTCCCCCCAAGATTTAGCTGCTCAGTACAATGCTGAGCCGCAGCCAGACTATCAGAACTATCTGACAAGGGATGAGGCTGAGCGCATAGCCGAGGAGCGATTTAGAGCGATTCAACAAGAGCAAGAAAAAAAAGCAGTTGAGTACATGAATCAACGCACTGTAGAATCGTTTGTAAGTCGTAAGCCATTGTTCCGTGACCCTGAAACAGCTTCGCAGCTAGAGGCTGAGATGGCCCCCGTGGTACAGGCGTTGACAGGTACAGGTAGGTTTAGCTCTGCTGAAGAGATCCTAGAAACCGCCTATAACTATGTCGTAAACGGCAATCCGACGTTCTCTGGATTAGCTCAAAAGCTCCAGGCAACGCCGGTAATTCAGCAGCAACAAGTAGCCGTAGAAAAGGCGAGAAAGGCTGCTAAGACCATATCTGGCTCTGCTGGTAGCGGAACTCCCAGGATAGTAACGAAAGATATTCGGGACAACCTGCGGCGTCGCCTATCTGGAGAATAGCTGTTTAAGGTTGTCCCATAACTATAAGGGATAACTTAAAATGGCTAATTTAGAAGAGGCAATCGTAGCGACCCTTTTCGACCAGTCGGATGCTATTGCGGATGAGGTTCTTCACCACAACCCGCTTCTTGCTTCGCTGGACGAGCAGGGTCTTATTCGTAAATTTTCCGGTGGATATGAACTCCGTAAGCCAATCATGTACAATGATGCGGCTGTAGGTGGATTTTACGCTGGATTCGATTCATTTGATCTTGCTGCAATCGACGATGCAACTGCATTCCGATTTGCTATCAAGCAGGTATATGAGCCTGTAGCAATTTCGGGTCGTGAGCGTCGTGCTAACCGTGATGAGGCAGTTCTCCTTGATCTCGCTGAGATGAAGATGAAAGCTGCTATCAGCCGACTTAAAAACACCGTTTCTACCTCGCTTCGTGGCGATGGAACTGGTTCCGGTGGACTTGAGTTCGACGGTATTAAGAAGGCAGTAAGCACATCCCCTGGGTCTGGAACTTACGGAACTATCGACCGTGGAACCAACACTTGGGCTCGTAACCTTGCTGTAAACGTTACGCTTTCTGCTTCAAACGTTCAGGAACAAATCACTGATGCTATCAGCCAAGTAACTCGTGGCGATGAGCAGCCTGATTTGGGACTCATGGATCGTACAGCTTGGAAGTACCTTCACAGCTCTCTCACAGCTATTCAGCGTATTCAGCTTCCTGCAAAGAAGGCTGTAGCTGGATTCCGTGTGCTTAGCTATGACGGATGTGATTTCGTATTTGACGGTGGATATGGGTCGTCTGTTCTTGAGACCAATAGCTGCCGACTTCTTAATACGAAGTATTGGACATTCGATATGGTTCGTGGCGCTGACTTCAAGCCTCTCGCTCCAGAGATGGCTCGACCAGTTGATCAGGATGCTTTCTTCACGGTTATCATCGTTGAAGGAAACCTCTGCTGCTCAGCACCTGCGCTTCAGGCTGTTATTTACGCTTAATTAAGGAGGTAACAGATATGTCACAGGTAGGCTCTTTTGGAGTTAATTATAAGAAAACTTGGGATGGAGTATCGATTCCTCTCCCTGTCAAGCTCCGCACTGTCGGTAGTTTGTCAGAGGGTGAGTTCGTATTCGTCCAAGCTGATGGTGCTATCGACCAGTATGCTTTCGTAAAGATTGAGCAAGACGGCCAAGCCGCTATGCTTACTACTACGAACGCTGGCTCGCAGGGACTTCTCGTTGGCGTAGCTCAGGTAGCTGCTGCTGATAATGAATACCTTTGGGTATGGGTTGGTGGACTTAATGGTGGTGGAGTTGGAAAGGGAATCAAAGGCAAGTTGGCTGCAAGCTACGTTGCTAAGAACAACCTGTTCACAACTGCAACTGCTGGCGTAGCTGACGATGCTTCGACAACTAAGATTTCTTACGTTGTTGGACTTGCAGCTACCACTGGCGCTGCTGCTGTAGAGCTTGGCTCAACAGCGCATCTCAATGTGAACTAACCAACTAGGGGGGGTGTAACAACCCCCCATTTTTAGGAGAATTTATGGCAAGTGCAACGACCCTTATTGGTCTTGGTATGCCAGCGGAATTATCGTCTGCTGTGGCTGATGGTGTGTTTTCTGGCACTGTAACTCCAACCGGACAGGTTGTTGCTACAGCAGCAGGAGTACGCACCAAGCAAAGTGTTAATAACGTAACTGACGCCTTGCCGACACAAGCTGAAATGGTAACCGCCTTCGGTGCCGCAGCTACGGTTGGCTCAGGATTCATTGGAGTTATTAAAGACAACAATACAGACACTAACTTTTTCATTTGTGCAAGTAATGGCACCAGCTTTTATGCGCTTAAAATGACTAAGGGATCTTAATACAAGGGGGGAGCAATCCCCCCAACTTTTTAGGTAATTTATGACAAGTTTTGCTGGCAATACAACAACGACAACACCCACAATGGCTACGGCAACAAGCGTTACGATTGCGGCAGCAAAGCCGTTTCGTAAATTTTTGCTTATTCAGAATAACTCCGCAGCAAACGTAGCTATTAACTTCGAGGGTGCAACTCTTACCGGAATAGCTCCGACGTCTACAAACAAGTGTTATGTGCTTACTTCCACGGCTGGAAGCAACATGGTCAGGTTCGATAATGGTTTTATCCCTGCTGGAGCTATAACGGCATACCAGACCAGCGGGTCGACGATTAACACGGTTACAGTCATAGAGGGTTAGTGCTATAAGGTACTTACGCAATCGTGCGTAATTACTATGGAGAAAGCATGGCTCAGATAGATTGGCAATCAATCATGTCGGGAAACTCGCAGCCAAAAAAGCGGTATTCTGGCGCTAACGTAAAGTTCTTTTATTCGTACACTGAAAACAGGGAAAAATCTCTTGCGGAGGGTCGTCCCATTTTTGATGAGATTCCTTCGATTTCTATTCAATGGCCAGGAATGGATGAAACCGTTCGTCGTATTGAGCCACAGGATATTCAGGAGTACCCAGAACTTTACGCTCGTTTTAAGGCTGGAAGCGAGCCAGTCACAGAAGGAACGCCATTGGCTGAATGGCCGATGATGTCGGGTTCCGCTATGCGTGAGCTTAACTACCTTGGCTTTAAAACGGTAGAACAGCTTGCTAATGCGACTGACGAGGTTAAACGTAAACTTGGACCCTTGTCTAAGTTTGTAAAACTGGCAAAAGATTGGTTAGACGCTGCAAACTCAGACCAGAATGAGGTTGTTAAGCTGAAGCAGTTACTGGAGCGTGAGCAAGCTAGAACTTCTGCGTTAGAGCATAAGCTAGAAGTGTTCATGCAACGTGTAGAAGCTAACGAAGGTATTGATCTTCGTGCAACAAGAAAGGAGGTGATCCGATCTGTTCCTGACGAAGCTCTTGAAGAAGGGATTATCGAGGCACAGGATGAATTAGATTCATCTCCTAGAACACGAGGTAGACCAAGAAAAGTATGACGATAGCCACGGTTATTACGAATGTTGCAAACGAAGCTGGATACACGGTCGAATCAAATATCCTGACTTCTAATGAGACAACCACTAAACAGTTGGTTGCTATAGCCAATCGTATTAACCGTGACATCTTTGAAGCATATCTTTGGCCCAAGTGTTTCGCTTCAGGTAGCTTCACGCTGGCATCGGGTGTGAATACATACGCTTTGCCAGCGGCTTTTTCTCACTATCACTACGAAACCTTTTGGAACTCCTCTACCCGTTGGCGAATATTGGGACCAATGACGGAGCAGGAAGTTGCCGAGATTAGAGGTTTCGGTCTTAATACAGCCGTCTATCAGCGGTATCAAATCCGTGGTTTGTCCAACAACGAGATATTTATTAGTCCGACACCTGGGAATCAAAACAATGGCGATGTCTGCATATTTGAGTATGTAGCGGATCGGTCAGTGCGTCCCAAGACTTGGACTACAAGCACTTCATTCGCAGCCAACAGCTATTGTTTCTACAACGGCAATTACTATCAAACTACAGCCGGAGGCACTACAGGAGCTACACCGCCAACGCATACGAGCGGTAGTGCATCAGATGGTGGCGTTACATGGAACTATTACAACGGACCATACGATCAATTCTTGGCCGATACAGATATAAGCCTGTTTAACGAGAAGCTGCTTGAGCAGGGAATACTTGAGCGGTTTGCTGAGATTCACGGATTAGACAGCATCAAGCCACGATTTGAGATGCAACTTCACGAGGAATTTAGTCGAGTAGCTGCTGGTAAAGTTATATACGCTGGTAACACTAATCGTGCTGAATTGTTTGCAAGAAATGGCGTAGCGGTCTTTGGAACTTGGATTTAATTATGGCACCACAACAAGCACCAGCATTAACAGAATCTGACCCAAAGGCATATTATCTTTGGCTTCAAACTCAAGGTATGTCGCCGTTGCAAGCGGCACAGGAAGTGCAGAATCGTTTTGGCGCTCCTAAGTCTCCTGACCAAATGCAAAAGGAAGCCGCTGACCAGCAGTTGAAGAACACCCTTGCTCAAACAGGCGGCATGGTAGGTGGCACGTTAGCTGTAACAAAAGGCGTTCCAGCTATTGCTGGATTGTTTTCAAGTGGTGCAGCACCGGCAACTCCAACACTTGTTGGAGCTAAACTCGTAGGTGGAGGAGCAGCTTCTACTGCTGGTGCTGGAACGGCTGGAGCTGGAGGAGCTGCTGCGGGAACAAGTACACTAGGTGCCATAGGATCTGTAGCTTTGCCAGCGGCAATAATTGGCTTGGGGTTAAATAATCTGTGGGAAACAGGCATGAAGGATATTCTTCGTGGCCGAGGAACAAGAGAAGATTGGATCAATACAGGCGTAAATTTTGCAGGAGGTGGACTTCCAAACCTTGCGCTACGCCTAATGGGCAAACGATCCATTGGCAAAATGATGACAACTGGCAAATCAGATGCTCAGCTTTTGCGAGATGATTTCCGTGGCTTGCTTAAAGAAACAGGCGTTGCAGATGATAAATACAATGTAACTCTTGCCGATGGTTCTCAATTCAACATTGGATTCGATGGTAAGACCAAATATAAAAACGTTGGTAAAAATATCGACGGCAAAACCTCTAGAAATGCTTGGGATGTAGACTTTTCTAATCCATTGGCAAAATTTGCCGTGGATAAAATTAATCCCATGATCGCTAACATTTACAAAGATTCTGACGGCAAGCTAAAGCCTGAGCAGTATACAGGTATGCTTGTAAATGCTGTCACCTCTAACGCTAAAAGCGAAGAAGATATTTTGGCGAACATTAACGCTATGCTCGGTAACTCTACGTTTGCTAAGCAAGCTGGCGTTGCTTTACCACCGATGCCTAAAGGTAGGCAGGTTGTCCCGCCGGTAAAAACGCCACAAGTCTCAACGCCAGAAGGTAAAGAGAAAAGCAAATCAATTAGAGACACGTTACAACAGTATTTGAAAAAGGATTAACATGGCTAGAAAAACTGCGATGAGAAGCGAGCCGAAAGGCGGTGGGCGAGTAAGTATTGCTATACCTAGATCCGAAAACGAGCGGTTTTTGCCTCCACTGAAAACGCCGCCGATGGATGATAAGGGTAACTTCAAGCAGCCAAAGCCGCAGCGTTTGTCCCCTGGCGTATATCGTGGTGCCAATGGTGGATTAGTAAATTCTAAGGGACGACCGTTGCCTGGACAAGCTAACAGACAACCTCAACCACAAAGCGTGGTTCAAGGCGCTATTCAAGGTATTGCACAAGGAATAGGTGGAACGCCTCGACAGGAAATGCCGCAGGGTATGATGCAAGAATTAATTCAAGGTGCTACGCAGGGAGCGCAAGGTTTACAAAACAACATGCCAGGAATGGCAGACCAAGCTGGATTCTACACTTTGCCAGCGTTTCGACCACAAGGTATGCCACAACAAGGAATACAAAATGGCATGTTGCAACTATCGCCAGAAGAGCAGCAAAGGTTGCAAACTAATATGCCTCAAAACCTAATGTATCAATATCCACCGGGACAGGCTCCTAACTTTGGAGCTTTGTACAACTATGGACAACGACAGCAGGAGCAACAGCAACAACCAAATACAGTATCGGGACTGCTTCAAAAACGGTTTAGGTAATGGCATTTCAAGGATTTACAATGTCGCCGCCTTACAGCGGTTTGGACTTAGTAAGTCCAATAGACAACATGGAGCCTACGTTTGCTCTTGAATTGGTGAACGTATTCCCAGGTGCTGGCGCTCCAACTGTTCGTCTTGGCTATGAGCAATTTAGTAACATCGGTGTTTCTACGCCGATTGTTTCTATGGCTTCGCTTGATTTGAAAGATGGTACTTCTCAGCTTGTAGCTACAACTGATTCTGCCATTTATAAGATTACCGACGCTGGTGTTTCTACTAATATAACTGGAAGCACAACGGTTACGAATGGACAATTCAACACCGTTACTTATGCCAACAACTTGTATCTTTGCAACGGCGTAGACAATGCAAAGGTATATACAGGCGCTGGCAACGCTCAAGATGTCACGTTTACTGGCGTTACGTTAAGCAACCTTATTAACGTTACCTCCTACAAAGAGCGTTTGTACTTTGTAGAAAAGAATACCGCTAAGGTTTGGTATGGCGGGTTACAGGTTGTAGGAACAGGCGGTACCCCTGCATTAACTAGCTTTGATTTCCAATATGTTTTTACTAAGGGTGGTTTCCTTGTAGGCGTTGGAAGTTTTAGCACTAACACCAGCATGACAAGTCAGGATTATTTCTGGGCTTGTAGCAGCGAAGGCGAAATAGTTTTCTACAATGGAACATACGCTGGCGACCCTACTACCTGGGGATTGGTAGCTCGTTATTACATTGGTAGACCGCTTGGCTATCGTGCCTTTGTGCGGATGAACAATGACGTTTGGATAATTACCGAGCAGGGTATAGTTCCTATCTCTGGGTTGTTTATGAGCGACCCAGAAGCGGCAGTCCAAATTGTAAGTTACAAAATTAATCCGCTTATTTCTGAGTATGCGGCCATTACCCCATTTGACCATCAGTGGTCAGGATTTTTTTGGCCGCAGGGACGACGGGTTTATATTAGCATCCCGAATGTTTCCAATGGCTGTAGGTTTCTTGTTTATAGCATTGATACGAAAGGCTGGACTTTGTTTCAGCTTTACAGTGATGAGCATTGTTATGCTTCATGCCTATTCAATAAAAAGCCTTATTACGGCTCTACAACTGGCATAGTTTGGAAGGGAGAGACGGGACAGGCAGACGCTACTACCTCAACCGACAGCCAAGCCATAACTTACAGTGGGCGTACGGCTTTTAGCTATTACGGTAGCCGAGCTAATTACAAAGCGTTTAAGGATATTCGACCGCTGCTTAAAGTTAAGCGTGGAGTGGCTTTGCAGCTTGGCTTAGATACTGACTTCAAACGAGCTACTACAGTTACGGCGGTTGCTACTCCTAGCGGGGTGTTTACTCCGTGGGGTAGTCCATGGGGTAGTCCGTGGTCAGCAGAGGTTGAATATGTCTTTGATAGGTTTGCGGTTAAGGGGCAGGGGCATTGTGCCGCCATACGTTTTGGCGGTTCCCTAAAGAACTCAACCATGCAAATACTTGGATTTGAAATACGTTACGATATGGGTGGACAGGTGTAAGTATGGCTAAAACAGCGATGGCAAAAGACCCTAAAACGCCAGAAACCTCAAAACGAGGTAACTGGAAATACAAAGGGAAATGGGTCAACAAGGAAGGCTTCCTTGTGGATAACTATGGCAAAGTTTTGCCAAACCAAAAACAAGCGTTTGTTCCTGCCAAACAGAATCCATTTGCGCCAAAAACTCCTGCGGCTCCTACGGCTCCTGCTGCTCCTACTACTCAAGAACAAATCCAAACTGGAATGGAAGGTTTAGTTCAGGAAGGTATTCAAGGCGCTAGAGACTTTGACCCAGCAACATTTCAGCAACAATATGAGCCTCAATTTGAACAAGGGATGCAGCGAGCTTACGACACTATTTATGGTCAGTTTGAGCGCCGCAATCAAGAGCGATTTGGCCGTGAGCAAGAGCAGCTTCAACAGAGTCTTGTAGAGCGTGGATTAGATCCTAACTCTCCAGCTTATGCAGCTATGACTCGTCAGCTTGCTGAGCAGCAAAATGCAGCTAGACAAGAGGCTCAATCAGCAGCATGGCAAGCGGCTCAAGGGTATCAGCAGCAAGGATATCAGCAAGCCACTGGAACGGCTTTGCTGCCTGGACAAATTGCTTCTCCATACTTGTCAATTTACGGACAGCAACAGGGTCAGCAATTCACGGCTGAAGAAGCAGAAAAGCAAAGGCGCTTCCAAGCTGAAGAAGCTCGTAAAGCATTTCAGCGTCAAAAGAGTTTGCCTAGAGGCGGCGGTGGAGGTGGCTCAAGTGCCGCTGAGCAAGCTCTCGCCAATATGATTATGGGAGGTTATGGATCATCGGGCCAACAGTCATCTACGCTTAATGCTGGTATAAGTGGCGCTGCTCAAGGTGTTGGCGCTGCATTAACGTCTGGATTAATGAGAACAAGTTAATATGGCAGACCCTACACTTACATCAGCACTCAGTGGATTAGAGTTTGCGCCTATAGAAACGGGGTGGGGTATCGGCGCTCAAGGTGTAGCTCAGGCATTGCCAGCTTTGCAGAATCCATACGCTAGTCCATTACAGAATCTTGGCGTTACTCTCGGCGGCGCTTTGGTCGCATCCTTG